ATTATCAACCTTTTCTTTTAAATTGCTATGTTCATCTTCATTTTTTAGAACAAAAATGAACTCGTTAAAGAAACCATTATATTTCACTTCACTTAAAGATAATTCACAATCAAAATCATAATCTTTATTATTAAATTCTATATCAATTAAGAAATCAGCAGTTATATATAAAGAAACCATTGATTCTGACAAATTTTGAAGTACTTTAACGTTATTAAAAGTAGTTAAATTATCTATATTTTCAATAGTTAACTCGATATTCATAGGCACATATTCAAAGAAATCATTAACATTAATGTTTAAGTATCTACATAATTTATCAATAGCGTCATATCTTACCATTTCTGAATCATTTTGAATCATTGAGGTAAGTGAACTTCTAGCAATTTTTACATCTTTAGCGACACGTGATGTTTTTAAACCTCTTTCTGAAAGTAATTCCGATAATCTATTTCTAATCATTTTTTGCCCTCCTTTTCCATTACCTATATTATCATTAAATCAATCTAACGTGTATAAATTTATTAAAAATGTATGAGAAGTCAATCAAAAAATTATTGCAATATTTTTTTAATTATGTATAATGTAGTTATAAATTGATTGAGAAGTCAATCAAAAAAGAAAGGAGTTGTACGAAATGTCTATCTTAATTAATAATAAATCTTTTAAAAAGGCAATGTTTTTAAAAGGATATAATTTATCAGATTTATCTAAAGAACTAGGAATCGGAATTTCTTATTTAAGTGCAATTGCAAATGGAAAAAAGATTCCTAGTCCAAAACTAGCCAAAAATATAGCTAATGTCTTAGATGTTGAAATTAAAGATTTATTTTACTTTGAAGAAAAGGAGGCTCAATAAATGTTCAACATTAATATTGATGAAGATGAAGCACGTGCTTTATTAGAGCAAGCTATTAATCAACGTGTAGAAGAACTAGCAAGAGAAAAATTCTTCATGACCTATAAAGAATTAGCTGAATACCTAAATTTAAGTAAACCAACAATTGAGGAACTACTTATTAATAACGGGCTCAAGTATTACATGGTAGGCAGCACTTACCGGTTCAAGAAATCTGATGTAGATGAATTTATGGAGAAAATCACATCTCACATGGATATACACAACAATGATTTAAAACAGATTAATGTTAAGAAATTACTTAGCACAATTTAGGAGGATAAAGAAATGAAACAACAAGTAGTAATTACAAAGAGCGTCGTTGGCTGGTTTAATTTGAAAGATGTTGAAGGAAATATACTTTTAAATATTGCACCTGATGCATTTAAGAAGCACTTTCCTGAAGTTAGTCCTAACATCGCAATTGCGTGTATGGAACTAAATATTAATAGAATCGTCGAACTTAAAGATAAGAAAGTGAGTGTGTAGGAAATGGAACAAGAACAAAAAGATGTTATACAAGAAATTTATAATACATTGGAATCTGTTTCTAAAGATGAAAGAACAGAATATAACCACACTATTAGAGATGGTGAAAATGAATGGACTGAAACAGTTGATCGTGATGAACACTTGCAAGCAATAATCGAGTGGGCATTACAACAAATTGAAAATAATTTTGATGGAGTGAAATAAGATGAAAATTAAAGAATTTAAAAAGAAACATGGTAGAAATGTAGCATTAATGTTAATCAGTGACCGTATTAAAAATAGAAATTTAAGTAAAGATGATAGAGAAATACATGAATTAGAATTGATTCAAACATATATGATACAGCATGGCTTAAATGATAAGTACATCGGAGAAATGGACATTTTAGATATGATACAAGATTTTGAAATAATGCTTCAAATGGCAGTATATTCGACAAACATTTTAAAGAAAATGACAGTAGACGAAAATTATAACATGCCTGAAGAGATCAGTTATTTTTCACGTGAGGACGATTTGAATAATTTGTATCTCGCTAAATTAGAGATTGAAAAATTAATTAAAGCGATTGAGAAAAATCGACCTGAATATATCAATTTCTACAAATAGGAGTGAAAACAATGGCTGCTAAATTAGATGTGAATAAATCAAATATCATGCAAGCAATCAACTGGATTATTAAAAATGAAGAAGAAATTATATTTGAAAGTCAAAGTCAGTTAAGTTTCTTCAGTCGTGAAGATTTGGAGAAAATAGACTACTGCAAGCGTACTTTAGAAAGTTTAATTGAAGCTAAAGAAATCTATAATAAGCAAAAAATTAGTTAAGGAGTAAAGCAATAATGGATTGGGACTTAAGAAATTTATTTGATGATTTGGAAGTAGTACAAGAAAAAATTGATGATGTAATTACATCTTTCGCATGGTTTGATGAAGAATATTTCACTCATGAACCTAAACATGTATTAAGTAAAGATGAAATTTTAGCTCATGGATATAGATATCATGAACACAGAATACAAAATACACAAACTATTGATTTGTTAATTATGTATCAAAAAGAATTCAATGAGGTTATTGAAAGATTTAAAAAAATAGAAAAAACGTTACCTGATAACAATAGTTTGGCGACTAAATCAGATAACGCATAAATTAATAATTTATCAGAGCAAATTAATTAAATACTCTATTTATATTATATCATTTTTTGTTCCGATAATCATTAGAGGTGTAAAGATTGAAAGAAATTAAATTAGAATATGATACCCAAGTTTCAGTGATTTGGTATGAAAGTTTGGATTCAAGATCTTTTAAACAGTTTTCGCAGCCTAAATGGAGTGAGTTAGTTAATAGATTGGCAATACCTCAAAACAATACTAACAAATATGCTCGTGGTGTTGCTGTTTATGGCGATATTAAAGACGATACTGATGAAAATGGTAATGAATATAAGAAATATCGTAAAAACGAAAATGTTATTTATCGTGATGTCCTAGTGCTGGACTACGATGATATACCTAAGTTAAGACGGCTACATGATGCAATTATAGAGGCTTTAAAAGGTGTTGCATGGATGTATCACACAACGTTTAACCATCGGACAGAAAACCCTAGAATACGATTGTATACGCCTTTGAATGAGCATATAAGTGAAGATGAGTACCGCAAATATACAAAAGTGTTAGCGAATAAGATAGGTCACCCAGTAGATGAGGGAAGTTTTCAACCTAGTAGAGCGATGGCATTGCCAGTTTATATAAAAGGTAAATATCCGTTCTTACATCAATATAATGATGCTCCCATTTTGAATGTTGAAATGCTTGAAGAATGGTCAAAAGAAACGAATATACAAACAGATAAATCAACTATAACTAACTTTAATAAACGTGATGATAACTATTGGCGTGATATTAGTTTTTCAGTAGCAAAAGGCAATCGTAATAATTCTTTAGCTAGTCTAATAGGACATTTGTTTAGCCGACATGTTAATGAATATATTGTATACTCGTATGCTTTGCTATGGGGACAAAATGCGTGTGATCCACCATTAAAAGAACGAGAAATAAATGCTACATTTCAATCCATTTTAAAGAAACATCGTAGCAAGTAGAAAGGGGGAAGTATATGGAATTAACTAAAGATGATATTCTTCACGAAATTGAGAAAACTAAGCAAGAAAAAGATGATATTCAAGAAGTTATTCCCAAAGGTTATGAAATTGAGCAACATCAAAATGGTGTGGCACTGTATCAAATTATTCCTAGTAAAAAAGATGGAGAACCAGATAAAAAGATATTTCTTACTAATACGATTCCACAAATTACTGAACGTTTTGAAGATATTGAGAGTAATGAAGTAAGTTACAACATGCTTTTTTATGATAATCAAATACCGGTGAATCTAGGAGTAAGCGCTGAAGAGATAGCTGATAGTCGTCAATTACTGAAGTTGGTTAATAGGAAGTTTGATGTAACGTCTACCACTTCAACTAGGTTGGTTGATTATATAAATAAATCTAAAAGGTACAATCCCCCAGTAAACATTAAAGTAGCTACTCGATTAGGTCATGTTAAAGGATACTTTATTTATCCATATAAAGAAAAAATGAAAAATAGAAATATTAAGTTGTTTAATAATGACAAAGGCTTTCAAAAGTTAATTGATTCTTTCCAGAGTAAAGGAACCCTAGAAAGCTACTCCGAGCATGTGTTTTCAAAGATTAAAAGTCTGCCAATGGTTATGGTCATGTTATATGCATCATTAGGTTCTGTACTATTGCGTGAATTTGAATTGCAGCCTTTTATTGTAGAAATATCGGGCAGTACATCTACGGGAAAGACGTTCACACTTAATTTAGTTTCAAGTGTGTGGGGGACAAGTAATCTTATTACTACTTGGAGTTCAACTAATAATAGTATTGAGGCAATGGCATCATTCTTAAATTCGTTTCCAATGTTTAAAGATGATACACGTAATACACATCCAAAATTCGTAGCTAACGCAACTTATAATTTCTCAAGTGGTGAAAGTAAATCAAGAAGTAATATCAATTTAACACTTAATGCCAAAAAGGAATGGCGAAACATCTTACTTTCTACAGGCGAGGCATCTATTTCTAATATGGCAGATGAAAAAGCTGGTGTTTCTGCTCGTGTCGTAACGTTACAAGATCAACCATATCCAGATAACTTTGATTTCACCACATTAGATAAAGCATTTAGAGAAAACTACGGTACGTTAGGCATAGCATTCATTAAGCAATATGAATCTAAACAAGAGACATACAAAAACGCATTTGAGAGCTATCAACGATATTTTAATCAAAAAGGTAATAATGAAATCATGCAACGTTTAGGGCATGCATTCGCATTACTACAGGTTACTGGCGAAATTCTAAATGATATTGAGGGATTTGAACACGATCATTTTAAAATTATTGAACAAGCCTATGACAGTATGGTTAGAAATAATAAGACGATTGATAAGCCTAAGCAATTGCTAGAGGAATTACTGCAATATTTAGATGCGAATAGAAATAATATTGCTGGTGATGGTTATAGTTCGGTTAAAAACGGTGATATCAAAGCAATATATAAACATGATTATCTATGTATATTAGGTCAAACGGTACACGAAAAATTAGGACATGAAATGCAGACAATTACAGGCCAATGGGATAAAAAAGGCTATTTAATAAAAGGTGAAAAAGATAGATTACAAAAGCAGGTTAAACATGAAACAGTGAAATATAGAGGCTTTGCTATAAGACAAAAAGTACTAGAAGAATTGGGCTTTGATTTTTCTAATTCGTATAATCCTAATTCCGATTATTGATAAGTACCCATAAGTACCCGTTGAGTACCCACTAATAAATACAAAACGGGTACTCAATAAATATAGTGATATCAAGTGTTTGAAGTCAATAGTACCCGAAGTACCCATTGTTAATTAATGACATTTAATTAAAGTGAGTTGTTTATAAGAGTATTCATATAATACAGGTTTCCTATTATAAAAAATACGGGTACAACGGGTACTAAATTCATCAAATACAGCAGTGACAAGAGTTTGAGAGTACCCAGAGATAAAAATTAAGTGGGGACTCACTGGGGACTAGTACCCGCTTATAAAACATGGAGGTAAAAAATGACAACAATTACTGAACAAGGGTATCAACAATTTAAAATGTTAAGCAATAATATGATGTTTAGAAAACATGTAAAAGATTGTCAAGATGAAATTACTAAAATTTTAATGAGTTTATTAATGTATGCACCTTCTACAGAGCATAAAACTATGTTTAGCAGAGTGCTACTGCTTCGAGATAAATACTATTTATATATTAGTGGTGGATCACTACATTTATTTACTAGAGATTTTAAAAGTGCGATTTCGTTTAATGTTAAACAACCTAATCCAAAACATATTGATTACTTTACTGATGATTGGATCATTGAAATAGATAATTTAAATTCTCTTAAAAAAGGTTATGGCAATCAGTTAATGAATGAAGTTTTAGAAATAACTTCTGTTATGATAGTTGATGTTTGTTTATGGACTGAAACGACTTCTAATACGAGATATTTTGAAAAGTATGGTTTCGAAAGCATAGGTAAACGTGGAAGAGCGAAAGAAAATTTGATGATTAAGAGAAAAGAGGTATAGAAACATGAATATAGAGATTATCGTAAATCACTTTGAAACAAGAACAGCAACACTATTAAGATATTTTACTAATTTACATGAAAGTAGTTATAAAGAGCCATTTCCGTTTAAGATATACAATGATCCATTTAATATTGTGTATCTAATAAGTAAGGGTAAGATGTATGCTCATGTATTGATAAATGATTGTGAAGTGAGAAAAACCTTTAAAATCGCCTCAGGAAAGCATACCGAAAGACTGTTAGAGAGCATTGAAGGGCATTATGCTGGTTATGATTTACATGATGGCACACATGCTAATATAAGCGATATGATGGCCGAACTTATGTTTGATAATGAATATTTTATGTATGGACTAGAAACCTTTGCAGAAAGTAATAACAGCGACATGTTCGAGTATATGAGTAAAGGTTTCAATATTGATGAACTTAAGGGTGTTCAGTCTAGTAACGCTGATGTGATAGGTAATATGGAGATATTGTATCAGTTAGCTACTGGAATTAATGAACCAGCACCAGAGTTAGTTGAGGGCTTGAAAATCATTACTGAGTTTATCCAGAATGAGAAGGCTAATAGAAAAGACTACTTAGCGTTAGAACTTAAATTAAAAGGTTTGAAGAACTCTTATTATAATGGGGTGAAAGCATAATGTTTGTTACAAAAGAAATAAAAGAATTGAATATAACTGATGGTGCAATGTTAGAATTTCTAAAATTACAAGAAGAAGATTATACCTTATGTAACAATGGATATGTATTAATTGATCGTAATGATAATGTAGTAGGTAACCTATTACCATTAATAAGTAGCTTAGATTTTAGTTACTCATATGTAGATTGTGAGTATGTAGATATGGCTACAATTACTTGTTTTGATAAAAGTGTTATTCCAACTATTCCTTACAAGTGGGATAATAGCAAAGCTAAGTATATTAATGCTTGTTTAGAATTAGAACAGGTAGAAAAACATTTTGAGTTTGCAGCATGGAAATTATATTGTGTATTGAATGGTATCAATAAGAATAATTATGATAAATATAAGTGGGTGCTGGAAAGAATTAAGAAAACGCCAGATGATATGCCTAATGTAGATATGCCGATTAGTCGAGCATATGAGATTGCTCAGTTACCTAAAAATTTGATTGAACGTACTTATAATGTAAATGGCAAATCTAAACCAATTTATAAGATGAATATTAAACAAATAAAAAATCTAAAAGAATATGTATAAATTTAAAGGTCATGCGCTATATCGGTGCATGGCTTTTTTTGTGTAAATCGTAATTGTTAAGATTTGTTAGTTATAGAAAGATTAAAATAGGTCAAATGAGAACGTTAGTTCTATTATAAAACTCTGTGATTTAGTGTGAAAGTATTTATAAAAGCTCATTTAATAGTGTTTATAGGCTGTTAAGTAGTTATTAGAATTCTATAAAAATAGGAACATTTGTTTGTTATTTCGGTGTAAATTTAGTATAATAGTGTTATAGGAGTTATATACTTCTATATCTAATAAAAATCTGGATTAAATATTTGTTGTTCACTTATTGCCTAAATATTGCCTCCTCATTAAAGATGAAATGAGGATAAAACAATGACAATAACAATTGAAAAAGAATTAACTAACGATCATATTAAAGTATTAAATGTATTACGAAACACTAAGCACGATATTATTACTAAACAGAATATATTCAACCAATTGAATATGGAATTTAACCGAAACAACGATAGATGGTTAAGAAATACGATTAATAGTTTAGTAGTTGATTATGGTTATCCAATAGGATACAGCTATAAAAAAGATGCAAGAGGTTATTTCATGGTTAAATCTGAGGAACAGAAAGAATTAGCCTTAAGAAGTATCAAGCGTCATATCGAAGGTAGTTTAAAGCGATATGAGGCGTTAAAGAAAACTGAGATTTAAGTTTATCTAGTACGTGGTGCTGCTGAGATTGCACAAGAGTAATAAATTAAAAAAATATAACTGAAACGAGGTATATCATTGAAAACAGCTAAATACTTTGATGAATACAATGAATATGTGACAGGTCAAAGAGAGAATATCAATAAACTTGAAAAGGAACGTCAGGAACTCACACAACGAATTAAAGAAGATAAAGTTAAATATAAAGAACTAATTGCAAACTCACAAGATGATGAGGCTGATAAACTTTATACCACATTTGATAGTAATGAGAAGAAACTGAAAGCATTAGAGAAACGCTTATCAACTAAAAAAGAAGTGTTTGATGAGGCTAGACGTAAAAAGGCTATTGAACTAATTAAACATCAAGCAGATTTACCTCATTTGTACCAAGAGGATAAAGAACGCATATTAGCAAAATTCAAGCCAATCATTGAAGAGTATAACAAAATAATAAATGAAATAGCAGCATTAAACGATGAATATGAAATGGAATTTGATAGATTTGTTCGAGTTTATGACAAAGAAAACTTTGAAAAGGATAGGGAAGTAAGGGCAGAAATAAAAAACTATTTCAGTCCTAATAAGTATTCAAATTATGTGAGTGGAGACGAACTACCGTTCATTGATATAAGAAATAAAATGAAATTTAGAGGTGCTAAATAATGGCTAGAAAATATAATTTAGATAAAGTTAGTAATTATCTTTTAACGGAAACAGAATTATCTTCTGAGGAATGCCAGAAAGTGTTAGATGTCGTAGAAGAACAATTCTCCCAAAATATTCGACAACAGAAAAAAGATGAAATAGCCCAGAAATCACAAAGAGAATCAAGTATTAGGAAAATGGCTGAAGAAAATCGCTTAGTTAAATAATAAATATCTTGCCTATCCTCAGAGATAGGCTCATTTTATTTGTGAGGTGCATACATGAACCTTAAAAGAGTGAAATATCCACTAATCTATCATGAAAATAAAATATCTGAGTACACATTGCTAACAGAATATAATCCTAAGTTTATCAATACTAAAATTAAGGCTATCACTATGCAAATAGAGATGATGTATCACTTAAACATCTCCCACATGACTACTAGTGAAGTTCACGGCGTTATAACTATCTCATATCCCTTAGAGAAGTTAGCAATTACCATTATAGAAGAAAAGGAAAAGTTAAAGTATTTCAAAACGAAATCTAATAGAAATATGCAGCAATTAAAACAAGTTATTAAGCGATATACACCAGGTGAACAAAAGGAAATCATGTATTATATGCAGTCCAATGGTTCGACGATAGATTATGCCCTCATAGAACGCCTACAACGTGATTTATACAAGCTAAGACAGAAAGTAAGTGTAAGGGCATGAGTTACGACAGAGAGGCTATCAAGCAGTTTATAAGTGACTACTCAAAAGAGCACCATGATACTACATATAATGATGAAAATATCAATATAGATGATTTCTTTACATTAAATGAAGATGTTGAAAGTATGAATATTGTAGACGTAGGACAGCAGGCGTTCTTTAATGAGTTAGATCAATATATATACGCCACATGCACCAGTAGGGAACATCTGTTATTTATTATGTTATGTGAAGGACAATCACTAAAACGAATAGCAGATATATTAATGATTACGAAAAGTAGAGTGTATCAAATATACTCAGATTTATTAGACAAGTTAGAAAAATAAGGAGTGGTAACTTGAGTACATTAAATCCTAGACAAGAGAAATTTGTCGCTGAATACCTAAAAACGTTAAATGTAACACAAAGTGCAATTAAAGCTGGTTATAGTCCTCATACTGCAAGCGAACAGGGAAGTAGGCTACTAAAGAATGAGAAAGTAGCTAAGTATATTGATGAGCAACGTAAGAGGGTAATTGATGAGGGGGTACTATCTGCTAACGAATTACTTCATATCTTAAGTAATGCAGCAGTAGGTGATGAGAGTGAAGTGAGAGAGGTTGTCGTAAAACGTGGTGAGTTTCAACGCAATCCCGATACTGACAGAATGAACCTAGTTTATAACGAACATGTAGAAATGGTAGAAGTACCTATTAAGCCTAGTGACCGTTTACGTGCTAGAGATATGCTTGGCAAGTATCATAAACTATTTACCGAGAAAAAAGAGTTCACTGGTGATACTCCAGTAATTGTTAATATTGGTGAATGGAATGAGGGCGATGAAGAAGATCAACAGAGAGAGCTAGATAAAATAAAAGAAAACTATCCTAATAGAAAAATGATTGTTAATAATGTACCGTTAGAGGATTAAATAGAGCCTATCTGAAAATATTCAGATGGGCATTTTTGATTTTAATTGAGATATTATTTTATTAGTATTTTAATTGATTAATAAATGATAATCTAAAAGGGGTAAGATTAAAAAATAATAGGAGAATGGTAATTGGACAAAGTTAATTACTTTTTAAAAGCTTTAGTATTGGTAATTATGCTTCGTTGTACCATGAATTATTTACTTCCGTCACCTGATACAATAACTTTTAAAATTTTAGATGGGCTTGCTTTTGGTGTTTTAACTGTATTTTTAATTAATTGGATTATTGGAATTTTTAAGAAGTATTCACAAAAATAAATTGCTCATTTATGTTGATTTTGAAATTGTTAAAAATTCTAAGTATCGATATCAATAAAGCAATTGGAATAAAGCATCTATGATTATTTGAAAACATAAGTTATAATATATTCAAAAATATTTTTGAATGAGGTGTAATTATGATTCAGACTATTGTAACTGCTGCTATTCTTTATATTGCGACAGCAGTAGATTTATTAGTGATTTTGTTAATATTTTTTGCTAAAGCAAAGACTAAAAAGGAATATCGAGATATTTATATTGGTCAATATGTAGGATCTGTGACATTGATTGTCGTAAGTTTATTCTTTGCCTTTGTCTTAAATTATGTTCCTGAAAAATGGATATTAGGATTATTAGGGTTAATACCGATTTATTTAGGAATTAAAGTGGCTATTTATGATGATTGTGAAGGAGAAAAGAGAGCTAAAAAAGAATTGAATGAAAAAGGATTGTCTAAATTAGTTGGTACGGTTGCAATTGTTACGATAGCAAGTTGTGGTGCTGATAATATTGGTTTATTTGTTCCGTATTTTGTGACATTAAGTGTTACTAATTTATTAATTACTTTGTTTGTCTTTTTAATTTTAATTTTCTTCTTGGTATTTACTGCACAAAAATTAGCTAATATTCCAGGAGTTGGAGAAATTGTTGAGAAATTTAGCCGTTGGATTATGGCTGTTATTTATATAGCTTTAGGTTTATTTATTATTATAGAAAATGACACTATTCAAACAATTTTAGGATTTATATTTTAATTTAGGGTGTGATTTCATATGAGTTATGAAAATGCTTGTGATGTGATCTGTGTACATGAGGATAAAGTTAACAATGCTTTAAGTTTTTTAGAAGATGATAAATCTAAGAAATTACTTAACATTTTAGAAAAAATTTGTGATGAGAAGAAATTGAAAATTATATTATCTTTGATTAAAGAAGATGAGTTGTGTGTTTGTGATATTTCTTTGATATTGAAAATGAGTGTTGCTTCAACTTCACATCATTTAAGACTTTTATATAAAAATGAGGTACTTGATTTTTATAAAGAGGGAAAGATGGCATATTATTTTATTAAAGACGATGAAATAAGAGAATTTTTCTCTAAAAATCAGGAGGGTTTTTGA